TTCTGCTATGCCTGACATTTGGGATGATAACCAGGTTCAGGATATTATGATTAATAGCGATGAGTTGGAAGTTGAAACCCGTACCGGGAAAATACAGCCAACCTGGTCAGGGCTTGTAAAAATAAACGCCGATGCGATTGAGGAAACCCGCCAGAATCTGATCCCTCTCAGTCGGCAGTATATGACCCTGGCTGCAGCGCAGGCAGATATCGCAAATATCCCAGTGGGGTCTACCACGTATTACCGCAGTCCTGATGATAGCGCGCTGGCCATTGAGGTAATTAACAATGGAGGCACACTGGAACCAACAGGACGAAAGATGCCTTCCCAAACGGAGGTGGACCAGGTACGAGTTCAGATAATGACCCTCCTTAATTCCATGTTCAGAACGTCAGGGTTACCATCTGGATGGGATGTATTGCTTGGCATCAATAAACTTGGCCAGTATGCCGGTGGTATTGACAGTACCGGCGCGCTGAACTTTGGGAAAATGATTTCTGTTTTATCTGAAATTGCCACTGCAAATGTTCAGAATTTGAATGCAGGAAACATAATCACAACTGGCGGCGCCAAGATAACAGGTGTTGCACCTGATGGGTTTGATTTCGCATTTTTTAACAAGTTGATGCAGGTCGGTGTAGGGATTAAAAACGACGGCTCTCTCGCGGCGGGGAAAATACAGGCTTTCTATGCTGATATTGGAAGGCTGGTATCTGACGTTATATTCAATGGTGGTGTTAAAACCACAGGGAAACTTCCTGAAGGATTTCTATGGGGGCCCACAGATGACTTAGGTCGCATACCTTTTGGCTTAAAGCAGAACGGTAATCTTGCAGCCGGGACGATTGAAGTAAACAGGTTAATTGCTGACTCTATCGAATCGAACTCATTGCCAGCTGATAAAAAGCCTGTTGTTAAAAGACTAGCAGACGTAAACCATATAATAGGTTATGGACAATCTCTTATGGGCGGTATAAATGCGATGCCGCTACAAACCGTTACCGCCATTCTCAATGCGTATCGTTTTAATGGTGGCGTGCGCGCTCAGGACGGCACAGGAACATCAGCGGAGAACCACGCCAGTCTTGTCCCGTACATTGAGACCTCTGCTGTAACCGGCGACGGAACGGGGTATGAAACCCCGATGGGAGGAACTATAACGGCGATACTCGACCGGCTGTTAATTGACGCTGAAGGGTATTCTTCCGGTGATTTAAATTTTCTTGGTTCCGTCCCTGCACAAGGCAGCCGCTCTATTTCTGAGCTGAAACAGCCTACTGGTATTTATATGACCAGATTAAAGGATGACATCACGTACGGACTGCAACGCGCAAACGAATTGGGATTGACCTACGATGTGCTTGCAATGGAATGGATGCAAAGCGAGGCCGACCAGTCAGCCGGGACCCTCCCGGCTGTATATATGAATTCATTTAGCGAAATGGTTGATACCATAAATAACCACGCGTCATCGGTTCTGGGTAAGACGGTAACTATTCCTTGGTTTATCTACCAAATGAACTCATGGATAAATAGAACGCCGAACAATACATATCCAACAATGCCGTTAACATTACTCGAGTTAGCCAGGACTCGTGATGATACCAGGCTAGTTCAACCGATGTATATGTATGACTATTATGATAATGCGCATCTGCTTGGATTTGATTCCAAAATTTGCGGTTACCGTTTCGGGCTGGCTATTGAGCAGGAGCTTATCACTGGTACGAAGTTTGAGCCGCTGTGGTCTAAAGATACCTCCCTACAGGGTGGAGTGGCCAATATTTGGTATAACCCGGTTGGCAAACTGGTGCTGGATACCAGCATTGTGACCGATCCGGGGAATTATGGTGTGTCCGCGATAGACCCGGATGGTAACGCGCTGACGCTGACAGAAGTTTCCGTACACCTAAACCGTCTCCGCATTCGCGCATCCGGCGGTATTCCGTCGGGCTCTAAAATTCGACTTGGTTTTATTGGTGGCACTACAGGGCAGCTTCCCAGTCGGACTACCGGCCCACGCTGCTGCCTACGCGATAGCCAGGGCGACAACATTAAATACGATCCAGATGGCGTAGCGTATCGCATGGATAATTATGCAATTGTTGAAGAAATTACACTGAATTAAGGGGATGCAATGGTCGCTCAATTAGGTTTTGTCGTGGATGGTTCCGGATGGAGTCCAGCCAACATCATTGGAAGCATTTATCCACAACCCGCATCAGCAAATATTGGTTTGCTGAGTGCTGACGGGGTGACGATGTTGGTTGGTAGCGCCCCAACTAAAATTGGCTCGCCTGTTTTGGGTTCGGGATTTCAGACACTGAACGGTGTTAGTGCTGGTTATGATACTGGCATTGCCGATACACAAGTGAAAACCATGATGGTATTGGCCAAGCCTGTTGTTTCTGGGGCATTACGCCAGCTTGGCATCGGAACGTATCACGGTGGAAATGGTACGCCTCCAGTGCCACAGGGTGACACTTTTGTTATTGACCCTGCTGGTCTGACAGTCCGAGCAATTGCCAGTACAACAAATGGTACTGGAACATCGCAACTGGCCAGTGCGGCAATGGATATTAGCAAGTTCCAGCTTTACATATGTGATTGCACCGCAACGACAGTACAGCTTCACATGTTCAAAGATGGGGCAATGGTTAGCGCTTCGGCTGCTGGGCTGGCAACGCGCGCGATTCCTTCCTCAACGGTAAGAATCGGAGTTGCTTATGATGTTTCATCAACGGTGGGAAATCTTAACGGGCAGATACAGGTCGCGGCCTGGGGCCTCTGGTCTGGTGTGAATCTGACGACAGCAGAAAAAGCCAGTATGTACTCGACATTGAAGAGCATGCTTAGCGGCATCATTCCTATCAGTTAACGCAACCTCCTCGAAAGTTGATCTACAAGCCAAAAATAACTACTGTATATAAAAACAGTATTTATCGGAGGGCAGATCGTGTTTCGACAGACAGACATCGCCGCGGCTTTCCGCGAGTCTATTTTGCGCAGTTCCAAGGGGTTCCAGTACCTTCACACCCGCGACTTCGTTACTGCGCTTCGCCGGCGCGGCATCCACTTATCCGAGGTGGAGGCGAACTCCTGGATCGCACGCGAGCAAACGTATTTCGTCGATAAGACGCCGGACCATAGCGAAAACAGGCTGTGGATGATGGCCAATATGGGGAGGGTCATCTGATGGGGTTTCCATCTCCGGCGTCTGACTACGTCGAGCAAAGGCTGTCTGTTAACTCGATCTGCAATGTCGGGCCTAACACGCTCCTGTTCGAGCGTTCTGGCGGTTACGTTGTGCTGGATATCTCCCTGAAGCCAAAACAGGGGAGCCAGGTTCTGATCCAGCACGGCGGCGGGACGGAACTTGCCACGCTGAGAGGAATGTCGCTGATTACCGAAGATGGAGAAGCGATCGAGGGCGAAGCCCTGGACGATGTTACTGTCATCGGGGTCGTGACGTTTACTATCTGCGATGTGCGTCAGGACAATGCGGTTGTTTAGTCGCTGTCAATTGATAGAAGATTTCGCGTGGCAGGCGTCTTGGGGCATGTGTGGGGCATATGAAATCAGTGAATTTCGCCAAATATTGCAAACAACGCATGTTGGATGCTATCTCCAGCCATTGAAAATGGCGCTCCTGGACGATATTTGTCGATTTTTTAATTTACCGCGTCACGCAGTTAAAGTGGCGGGCGTGATGCACTAACTTACTGATTTTTATCATTCTCATATTCCTATCGCCATGCCATGGGGCATGGATGGGGCAAAGTCCGATAATTTCTGGTTCAACATAGCAATCTGATCGCTGCTGCTGTCGGCCATCCAGGCGCCGTAAACATTGAAAACCATCTGGGCGCTGGAGTGTCCCATTTGGCTGGCAATGAAACTCGGATTGGCCCCGGCAGACAGCGACCAGCAGGCGTAAGTGTGTCTCGACTGATACGCCTTGCGGTGCCTTAAACCTGACCGTTTAAGCGCCGCATCCCATGAGTCACCAACTGAATCGGCTTTGTACAGGTAGCCTACGCTGCCACTTTTTTTAACCAACTGAGGATTGAACACAAATGTACAGTCGTGAATGACCGTTCGGCCATACTCCCGCAGTTGTACCTCAACCTGATACTGCCTGCCTAACCTGGTCATTTCCGCCTGGTTCCTCAAAGCGTCAATGGCTGGCTTGATCAGGTGAACGACCCTGTCGGTACCGGCTTCGGTTTTTGGTAGAGTGAAATCACCGAGTTTCGTATAATTCCGGCGTATGGTCATCGTTCCAGTTTTCAGATCTATGTCTTCCCATGCGAGGGAGACCAGCTCACCGTGACGTAATCCTGTGTATACCGCAATTGACCACAGGTTTTTCGTTTGCTGATGCTTGCAGGCATCTATGAAGCGAACGAATTCATCACGTGTGAGCGGATCTGGTTCTATCCTGGCCCTCTTTAGTGGCTTGATGCCGTTAAACGGGTTTTCACTCACATAGCCATTATCAACAGCGAACTGAAACATACCCGCGATCGTGGTCATGTAGTAGTTTACCGTCACCACACTCAAACCTTTATCACCCGCCAGCATATCCTTCCTGATATAGAGAAGTTCTTCTCTTGTCACAGACGAAACCAGCTTCTTCGCGCCAACCCTCGGCAGCATGCTTCTCACTACCGATTCATACCTGTTTATGGCATTAGCGCAGATCTCCATCCGTTTAAGCTCAAGCCATTTTTCAGACAGATCTTTCACTGTGATATCTTTCTTGCCGATGCCGAAAGTTTTCAGATTTGGCGAGTTGGGGAATTGGGCCGCATAGTCAAAGGTCCCCATGCGGATAGCGAAACAAACTGACGTTCTCAGCTCCCCGGCCACCTTCCTGTTTTTAGCGGTGTCAGGGACACCGAGATTTTCCCTGACACGCTTACCTTTAAAAATGAACCATATGCGGAGTGATTTTCCGTGGTTCTCAACGCCCGTTGGGTATGATTCTTTACTCATTGTTCCCTCCCGACGTCCAGGAGCGGTGTAAGCTTACCTGTTTCATACCGCCCGATCACCCAATGGTTGCTTTTGAGCCTGAATCCACGCGTCTACCGCTTTGCGGTTGTACATGCATTCGCTGGTTGGCTTTGGGTCACCTTCAGGGGAAACGTGCTTATACTCACGCCCAAGCAGCCAGGATGATTTGCGGGCCCGTGTAATGGTTCCACGTTTCATCCCTGTGACTGCCATCAGCAAGTCCTCTGAAACCCATTCGTTTGGCTCGATCTGGATTATTGTCTGCATGCATCACCTCTGCTGCACTCTTTATCTGATATAGAATTCCCAGCTGCTGGCGACGGCGTTCATAACCTTAATCGCCATTTCAGCCGTTTCCCTGCTGTCGTAACACTGGAAATGCATCACCTGCCCAGTACGTCTAAGCTTCATCATTACCCACATACATCACCTCAGGTGCTTACCGCGTTCTTCAAACTCTTCCTGATAGTCAGCGCAGCGCCGACAACCCGCCACCAGTTCCCGGCGCCGCTCGAGTATCTCTTCCCCACAGTCGCGGCAGTGAGTAGCTGATACTGCCGCATGATTGATGCGACATTTCGCAATGGCGGCTTCCCGCTGGAGTTCCGCTAACTCGTTGGCCTGATCGATGATTTCTGGCATGTCAGCGCTCCTTTATCTTTCCGTTCAAAATGCCGATTTCCACATAGAGATGGCTTGGCGTTAACCCAAGCTGCCTTATCAGCGGCATGCATCCGTTG